CTCTTTTTATACTAGAAAACGGCATCGTTGAAAAATATTATGATGTATACGAAAGAGATCGCAATGGTAAAGTTTCTAAGTTAGTAGATCCGTATGGGTTTTATGAATATGCACCGATCAGTGAATTGACATTGGCAGTCGAGCCTATATTCAGAGGCCAGATGCCGGTGTATTTTGATCCAAGCGCAGCAGAATTCAGCCAAGAGGATATTAATTATCTATATGCTTTCTAGTCCACTCAATAAACAAACAGTCGATAGGTTTTTACTTGTACTCGACACGCCACCAGCATTAAGGCATTTAAAAACCAAAAATGCACGGACGAATCAATTGTTAAATTCGAACTCGATGCAATTCACTGTATATGGCTCTGTTATACCGTCAATCACAGTGCCATATCTGACAGAAAGATTAGCAGGGCAATCAATATCGGTGTCAACACATAATAAACAAGCACCCGACCCAATTTCGGTAAGATTTAATGTAGATAATAATTTTAACAATTATTGGTTCATATATAAATGGCTTGACTTCATTTCTGATGATGTTCATGGCATTTATGATGGTAAAAATATTTCACGAGGAGTTGCAGGGATGCCAGGAATTGGATATCAAACAAATCTGACAGTTTATGCTCTGGATGAATACCAAAAAGCAAAGACTATAAAATTTACGTATACAAATGCATTCCCAGTCTATCTAAGTGGTATTGATTGGTCATATCAAGACAGCAAAGCGATGGCCGGAGAGTTTCGTTTCATGTATTCACAATTCAGAGCAGAGCTTTTATGCGATACAGAATTCGAATCCGTATTAGACCCAACATCGAATAATTCAGTACAAATTTGTAGTTAAATCAAAAACGGCCATAAGATAAAATGTAAGTAGATTGTAATTATGGCACGTACAATCGAATCACCAGGCGTAGAAATCAGAGAACGCGATCTAACCCTACGCGTTGAACCAACAGTTGGCACTAATACATGGGTTCTTGGATATGCAAGCCAAGGACCTACAGAAGAACCAATTACAGTTACAAGTTTTTCAGAATTTGAATCTGTTTATGGTACTCCGGCAAATGCAGCTGAAAGATATTTTTATCACACATGCCGCGAGTATTTGAATTCCGGTGGTAATCTTATCGCTACAAGAATTCCATATGGTAGTGGTACTGGCAGCAGCTATGGTGAAAAATTTGGTGCACTGGTGTATCCTGTAATTCCTGCGTCGTCGACATATAGTGCAGCAGCAGTAGGAACAGCAACAGGAGCAACTTCATCGTTTAGCTTGATTTCTAATACATTGGTGTTTGGTGAACCATATCACGTCGAACTAACACAAGATGAGTATTATGACTTGATTAACAACAATATTTCATGGGCTGCGAGCGCTACGGCTGCTGCACTATCTGCAACAAATGCAACAAGATTTGCGACCGGCACGGGAGTTAATAAACTAAGTTCCGCAGGTATGATTGTGATTGATACCACAAAGTCGATGTCCAATAACATCCAAGAAGGATATTATGTCGGGATTATAGACAATGCATTAGCAAATCCTACACAAGATTTTACAGACATTCTGAATCTGAAAGCAGTGAACAGTGCGAATACATATGCCACTGTCGATTCAAGCAGAGTTGGGTTTGCGCTAAGTGCATCCTACGCCGGTGTAGCCGGTTCTGTTTCAGAAATTCTTGAAACTGTACCGAATTTTGTATATGACACAACATCATACAACGATACAATTGTCTTGGGTCTCTTTAAAGTACGCAAATCCATTTATGCTGGGGCGAGTAATAGTACACTCGACAAAGTTCTAGTAGAGACATATATCGGCTCGCTCGATTCGTCACGCAGAGTTGCAGATCCGCTTGGAGGACCACCAAAATCATTCTTCATCGAAGATGTTGTAAATAATTCATCTTCTAATTTGAAAGTACTTGTAAATCCATATATTTCGAAATCTACTACATGGTCAGACGCTAGCGGTCAGCCAGCTAATAAGGTTCGCTTCTGGAAAACAACTGGTGTATCAGGCACAGGATTTATCGTTCTGCCAGACGGCAAAACAATTGCGTCCACTAACATCTCTTTATGAAGCTAGCACATTTGCGACAACTACAGATGCAAATAAATTAATCGGTAATCTTCCAGATAAATTGGCTCGTATTTTTGCATGTGTATCGAATCCAGATTTGATTCCTATCGACATAACTCTCGATGGCGGGCTGAGCACTATCTGGGCTACGACAAGAACAACATCTGCCACATTAGGGTCTGAAATCTTTGACGATACTGTATTTGTACCGAATGCAGCACTTACCCAATTGGCTTCATTTGACGGTAGCTTCACTGGGGACAATGGTATTGGCGATGCTCACAAAACAATCTTCAATCTGTTCAACAACTTCGCAGAATCAACACGCAAAGACCACATCCATATTAGTGATCCACTCCGCCAGCTCCTTGTTAATGGTACCAACTACAAAGTATTTGAATCCAAATGCGATCGCGTAACCAATCCATTCTCTAAAGTAGTATACTGGCCGCTACGCAATCTGTATCAAGCTGCAAATACATCATATTCAGTATCATATGCAAACTGGGTGAGAGTATACGACAGCGCCGCTGATGGTTATTGCTGGGTTCCATTCTCTGGGTGGGCAGGGCGCGCATTGGCTGAAACTGATAGAGATCGTTTCCCATGGATTGCACCGGCTGGATTGACAAGAGGCATTGTACGCAATGTGGTAGATCTTGCAATCAATCCTAACCAAAAAGAACGCGATCTTCTCTATCGCATCGGACAAAATCCTGTGTGCTACTTCCCTAACGATGGGTACGTAATCTGGGGCCAGAAGACTCTATTCAGAAAACCAAGTGCATTCGATCGTATTAATGTGCGTCGCTTGTTCTTAGCTCTTGAGAAGCCAACTGCTAGAGTTCTTAAATACTTCGTGTTCGAGCCTAATACAGTATTCACAAGAACGCAAGTAATCAACGTATTGACACCGCTGTTTGAGAATGCAAAACGCAATGAAGGTCTGTATGATTATCTGATCGTGTGCGATGAACGGAATAACACCGGTTCTGTAATCGATCGAAATGAGATGGTTGTAGACATTTATCTCAAGCCAGTCAGAGCGAGTGAGTTCATCCTTGTCAACTTCGTAGCAACAAGAACAAATCAAGACTTCGCTGAATTGATCTAATCAATACATTCAAAAATAAAAGCCAGCTAAAAACTGGCTTTTATTTTATGTTGATGATATAATTATATTCATAATGGACGATGAATTACTCATAGAACAGATAAAAGCACAATTATACACCAAAACAGGTAACATTAATAGTGCTGTGCTAAGACAACCCGGGTTTGATTCTAGTGAATTGTATCAAAGTATAAAAGAAAAGACCAAATTTCTAGACGAGCAAGCATGCTGTTCTGAACGAATTTACTGTATCGTCAATAAGACCACATCTCAGCAAAGATGTAAAGCTTGCAATAAGCCATTAAAATGGAAGGGGTATAAAAACAAACCATATTCAAAAACTTGCTCAAACAACATTTGCAAGAGAGCATCTACAAAATGGAAATCATGCAAAGACGGAAAGATTAACACAGAGAAGAATAAAAAAAATGGATTTGTTGAAATTTTAAATTCAAATCATGAATTAGTATCACATGATGCTTTAATGGCGTTCTGCCTCGAAAGGCTTCAGCAACCTAATTCAACATTTAATACAGCGTTGCTAAGAACACATAGTACGCATCTATCTACTCTGCTAAAAATCGGATATATTAAGTATGGAGATGATATAAAATGGTCACAAGTATTTTATAACTTTATACATAACATACACACACCACCAAAATGCCATAAATGTGGTAATCACCTTAACTTCCGAAATAGCAAATTTGGCTATTCATCATGCCATGCAAAAAGATGCTCCCAGCAACTTGTAGCAGAGTCCAAAAAGAAAAATCGCATTAAATTAGTGACCGAACATTTTTTAGACAATGGCTACGAATTGATTACCAACCACGGCATAAACGAAGGAAAACATCACATTAAGCACCAGACATGTGGCCACGAATTTACCAGATCCATATCGAGTGGTCAGTGGCAAAACACACTTATATGCCCTCAATGCAATCCTCGATCAAGTGCATTCGAATTAGAGGTATATCAATACATAAAAACCCTTGGGTTGGAGTGTATTAATAATTCAAGAGACGTTATACCACCAAAAGAAATAGACATATTTATTCCATCAAAAAACATAGCAATCGAATGCAATGGCATATATTGGCACAATGAATCAAATGGAAAAGACAAAAATTACCATCGTAATAAATATATGGAATGCAAAGCTAAAAACATTCAATTAATCCAGATATGGGAATCTGAATGGCAAACAAAGCAACAAATTGTCAAATCTATTATAGATAGTAAATTGGGTATTTCGAAAAGGATATTTGGCAGAAAGTGCACCATCCACCAAATAACTGATAGACATGAGAAGGTCAAATTCCTAGACGAGAACCATATACAAGGAAACGATAATAGCCAAATTTCTTATGGGCTATACCATGACAGTCAATTGGTATCTATGATGACTTTTGGTCATCGTAAAATTGTCAAAGGTGATTACAGTGATTGGGAGATGATTCGGTTTTGTAATAAATTAAACCACACTGTCATTGGTGGTGCTTCGAGGCTTCTAAAATATTTCATTAATACACACAACCCACAAAACATCATCACTTATGCCGACTTGAGATATTCGAATGGTGATCTATACCACAAATTAGGATTCAAACATAAGCATGACAGCAAACCAGGTTATTGGTATGTCATCAACAATACACTCAAACACCGCAGTGGATTTATGAAACATAGATTACACAAGGTCTTAAAAGAATATGATGAGAATCTATCGGAGTATCAAAACATGTTGAATAATGGATTTGACAGAATTTGGGATTGTGGTCATGCAGTTTTTGTATACAAAGATAGATAAGTACATTCAAACCTATGAGTAATAAACTAGATGAAATTTACGGCGCTAGAGTATTTGGCAAACCTTCTATTCACATGGATCCGTTTGAAGCACCACCAGCGTCAAGAGCAGCAAAACTGACTGAGAGAG